TATTGCATTTTTTGCATGAAGAAAATTCCCTTGAGCCTCAAGGCTTGTTTCATAGCCAAGCACTTCTTCATCTATTCGTGCTTGTGTTTGGCTGCGCAAGTTATTATGAATGCCGCTTAAAACAATTATTATTTTGTACCCTGCATCAATAGCTTTATTAATCAAGCCAATATAATGTGCTGTTTTGCCTGACTGAACGTAACCAAAAACCAAGCCCATGCGTTCTTCTTTGTGGTGGGCATAAGCATTGGAAATGACGTTCATGACATCATCCGTTGCTTCATCTATATCTCTTACAGCATTAATACTCCAATTATCCTTTTTTAGAAGATAGCCAAAATATCTCGTCCAGTATTCGGAATGAAAATCTGGTGTTTTTTTAAGTTGTTTCCACCAATCAGAACATTTCATCTCATCGCTGATAATATTGATTACAGGTTCTATTTCAGCAGAAATTTCTTCAAAGAGAAAATCCTTCAGATTGTGCTCGCTTGAAATTATTGGAGAAAAATCAGAAACAACTTGTCTCACAATATCTGCAATATCCTGATTTGGGTGAGCAAACTTTAATTCCACACAGCGGTTATACGCTGCTATATATAAATTTCTTTGACTTTCAGTTAACCCATGCGGTACATTAATCATAGCTGTTCACCTCAAGCATTTTTAAAATATCAGTTCTTAGATATTTGTAATTTGCCATCCCCAAAATTATTGGTACTATTTCATCTTTTTCATAGCCTTTATTCAAAAAACTTCTAATATAGCCCTTTAGTTCTTCCAAATCTATATGCTTTTGCAGCTCATCAGTATGGGCCTGTGCCTCATTCCCCGATGTATGCAAGTAATCAACGATGCCAGACTGCAAAAACGGCGCATAGTTTTCAACTAATGCAAGAAAAGCCGATAAATCTTCCTGACCTGAATTATCAAGTTTCTTTTCTACTCCTGCTAATATAGGATGTTTCTTATTAATGTGAAAGGAATACAGGCCATGCTTGTTTTTACGTTGCTCCCATACATATCCTAAACTGGGGGAAATCACACTCTTAGAATATGATCCTCGCGAATTATATACTTTTGCTGATGTTTCTGTGCAAATATCAATTGTACGGTTTAATATATCTCGAATATAAAGCGGAGGTGTAGCAGAGGATTTTTTAATGTCAATCTTCCAGTCATAATCACTCTCAGCATCTATATCCAGTTTTATACGAGCCAAGTTAAAAGCTGGTTCTTTTCTAATATAGCCAAACCACGTACCGAATACGAGCAGCCTTCGATTTCTGTAAACATAGACTCCTTGATGCGCTGTTACGCCATATGGCCCCTCTGCGTCCGCAAATTCTCTTTCTGTTTTAAACTTAGTTTTATGCGGCAGGGTGTATGGCTGAATAATGACTTCCTTACCATTTTCACAATAAACTTCTTCGCCAAGTTCTTGTGTTGCACTGTTGCTTAAGCAGAAGGGATTCCATGCCACAACCGTAACATCATTTATAATAATTTGCAGACTTCCGTCTTCAATAAATCTATGAAAAACCAGCCCTAGATGCTTTGATACAACATCAATCAGGGCATAGAAACTATTCTTCGTTTTTGTGCTTTCAGAACCGTTCTCAGGTATTATATGATCTAAATCTTCAATAACAATTTCTGTACCATGATCCCAATTATCTAAATAATTCACAAACTTCGTTTCTTCACTTACAAGAAGTTTCCAAAGCCCAGACGCATCCTTTTCAATGAAAGATAAATCCCAGCAAGCATTTGAATATTGATCATTTATTTTAGACACAACAGTCAACTGTTTTCCCATTGAAAACGCGGCTGTTTTCATCCCCATTCCAAATCGTCCCAAATCATTTTTTGATCTATAATCTTTTGGCGAAGAGGAACCAATTTTCATGGATTTTATCAATTTCGCCTGATCCATTCCTATGCCGTTATCACTAATAATAATTTTTGATTCTATTCCGTTCCAAAGAAAATTTACTTTCACCACATCTGCACCAGCTGTAATACAATTGTCAACAATATCGGCAATCGCAGTTTCAGTTCTATAGCCTACAGAACGCAATGAAGACATTAGAAGATGTGCATCTGGTGCCAGTTCAACAAAAGGCATTTCTTCATTATTAGTTTCCCCACTACGACTCTTGCACCACATAAAAAAACACCCCCTTGCTTCCTCAATTTACTTTTTATATCTTTTTTCACCTATCAGCATGGATAATCTACAATGCATCGACATTACACACGTTCTTTTTCTTAAACACGAAGAATATTATAACAGAAATCCGTCGAATAATAAACAAAAACAGATACATTTTTAACCATATATGTATGAAATCTTATTTCGTGAAAAATATTTTTTTCACGAATCCAGCCAACACTAAAACCCTCAGCATCTCTGAGGATTTTAGTCTTAACAGTTCCTATCTTCAGACAGGAACAACTTTTGTGCTATCCCTGCCTTGTGTTAATCGAAGTATGAAACCCGCTGATTCATCACGATTCCGGACTTAAATTGGATCTCTATCAGATCATCCTTGACTGCCTTGATGCTCTGCAGGAGCCTCCTGACAAGATCGTTGTCAAACTCCCTGACTTCGCAGGTGGTTTTCTTCAGGCAGGCATCCATATCGTCAAGCCTCTGCTGAAAATTCTCAGCCATTTTCTGCTCCCGCACCAGTTCCAGCTTTTTCTGCTTCAGGTCGCTGATCTGCTTCGCTATCCTATGGTATTGCTCATCAAAATCCTCTGTGATAGAACCTTGCTTGGCGTTTTCCTCTATCAGAGTAAGCATCTCGCCCTGTAGCTTTTCTATCTGTCCGTCATATTCGGTTGGCACGTTCTTGGTGGAGTAGCTGCTGATGACTCGTATGACGTTTTCACGGAAGGCACCGACAAACTCGCCTCGATTTTCCACAACGTTGTTGATAGCTGTCATTATCGCTTCGTGCAGGACATCTTCCTTGAACGTAGGTGAGTGTTTACAGTTCTTGGTTCCGTTTTTTAGGCGGTTCTCACATCGCCACACAGCGCTTTTCTGACCGTATTTAGACCATATCTGCCTTCGGTAAGGCTGGCCGCATTCCTTGCAGACCATGATGTCGGTCAGGGCGAATTTGGAGCTGTATTTACTTTTCTCCTTTTCCTTATCCTGCTTTGCCCTTCGGGCTGCCGCAGTTTTACTTAGGCTTGCCCTCCGTGCTTTTTCCTCCTGTACCTGATAATAAAGCTCCTTGGGGATGATGGCCTCGTGGTCATCCTCTATGTAATACTGGGGGACGATGCCTTTGTTCTTCACCCGCTTTTTGGTGAGAAAATCGATGGTATAGGTTTTCTGCTGAAGGACATCGCCCATGTATTTTTCGTTGCTCAGCATTTTTTCGATGACGCCGGGGCACCACTTGATCAGTCCGGTGACGGTGGTGATACCTTCCGACTCTAATATCTTGGTAATCTGTATTATGCTGCTCCCTTCAAGGTAAAGCCGGAAAATCCGTCTGACCAGCTCTGCTTCCTCCGGTACGATGACCAACTCGCTGTTCTTATCCTTGGTGTAGCCTAAAAACTTATTATGGTTGACCGAGACGATGCCGTTCTCAAATCGTCTGACAAGACCCCACCGGGTGTTTTCACTAAGGTTCCGGCTTTCCTCCTGCGCCTGGCTGCTCAGGATGGTTATTAAAAGCTCGCCGGTTCCCTCCAGCGTATTCACCCCTTCCTTTTCGAAGAAGACGGCAACGTTCATTTCCTTGAGCTTGCGGATGTTCTGTAGGCTGTCCACCGTGTTTCTGGCAAAGCGGCTGACCGACTTGGTGATGACCATGTCGATTTTTCCGGCCATACAGTCCTCGATCATGGTGTTGAAGTCATCTCGCTTTTTGGTGTTTGTGGCGCTTTTACCGTCATCCGCATAGATTCCGGCGAGCTTCCAGTTGGGATTGCTCTTGATTTTTTCGGTATAGTAAGAAACTTGGGCTTCGTAGCTGGTTTCCTGCTGCTCCAGCGTAGTGCTGACTCGGCAGTATGCCGCCACCCGCAGGGCTTTAAACTGAGGTTTTATGCTCCTGTCATACTCCGGTAGGGAAGGTATAAGGGATATGCTTTTCTTTTTTGCTGTCGCTGTCTGCATCATAGGTTCTCCTTCCTTGGCTTAATATCCAGCTTCCATAGTTAATCCGTTTATAAATTCAAACACCAGCCGATGGTCGGCGTAAACCGTGATTTGCTTTATCACCGTCAGAAACAGTTCCTCATCGAATTCTGTGAGAGGCCGTCTGTCTGAAAGCGCCTGTTTCATCTTCCTGGTGTTATATTCGGCGTCATCAATCCTTGCCGTTTTATAAAAGGCTTGTGCTCGTTTAAAAATAAGAGCCGGAAGCTCCTTGGACGAATACCGCCCTTCTGCTTCCAGCTCTTTGATTTGCTGATCCAGTCTATTATATTCACGGTTATTTGGAATTGGCTCTTTCTTTGTCGTCGGGTCGAGGATTTGCAATCTTGTCAGAATCCGGTTGGCTACCTCAATGAAGGCTTTTTCAATCTGCTCATCTGCGAGGAACCCACACCTGCAGCACACTCGGTTCTTGTAAATATATCTCTTGCATTTCCAGAGGGACTTCTCCGATGCTCTACCACAGTGCTCGATGTATTTGCGGTAAACCTCGCCGCATTCCCCGCACCGGAGCTTTCCGGTGAATGGATATTGGCAGTTCGCGCTGTTTGGTTGAATGCTTCGCCCCATCTGTTCACAGCGTTCATATCGGTGTTTCTGCACCTGCTCGAACAGCTCGGTGCCAATCAATTGCGGGTAAAATTCATCCCCAAGGTATTTGATATTCTCCAGTATCTTGCCGATTGAGCCATGGTTCCAGGAGGATTTGTTGTTAGCGTTTGGAAAGCCCATTTCGGCAAGCTGCTTTGCAAGGGAAGAGGTGGAGTCCCCGGAAAGATAGTCTGCAAATATCTTTTTTACAACAGTCGCCTTGGGTTCATCAAGCTGTATTTTACCATCCACCAACTTATACCCGATGGGCATATGCCTTTGCATCATCCTCTATCGCCTCCTTCCTGCGGGGTTCGGACAGTTCCAGCCGGTTGATAAGCCGGAAGGTAATTTGTCCGTTTTTCTGTACGATGACCTTGTCTATCGCCTGTAAAAATAAATCCTCACGGTATTCTTCAATAACGTGAGGATTGTTTCTGACCAGCTCCAGCAACTGCTCCGTTCCTGTGATCTCTCGGTCAAAGCCGTTATTATCCAGAAGCTGGCTCCTTTTCTTTTTTACAGCGACAAGCTCTATATTCAGTGTATTTTGCCGCTCAATAAATACCGCAGGGTCGATATACCTCTTCGATACCAATCTGCTGAGTATATGACCCTGCTCCGTAAGCTCCATGATTCTGTTACTGCAGTCCCCGATTTCCTGCTCCTGCTGCTCATCCATTCGGAGCTTTTTGAGCATATCCAGCAGGGGAGTGAGGATTTCGGTATAATTGCTTATGAGCTTGCCCCACATCACGCCGAAAGCCCATTGAACGTCATCCTCCCGTATTGCCTTTTGGCTGCATTTGGTGTTGTCTATAATGTGCTGGCGGCAGCACCATTGGACCTTCTCATAGGGCTTACCGATGTAGATTTTCTGCCTCCGGAACGTACCTCCGCATTCGCCGCATAAGATTTTACTGCTGAAGGCGTACCGGCATTGGTATTTTTCCGGATCGTCCATCCCCATCTGCTTTCTGCGGTATTCAAGGATTTCCCTGACCGCCTCCGCTTGCTTATGTGAGATAATGGGTTCATGGTTGTCCTCAACCAGATATTGAGGAAGCTGACCCTTATTTCTCTTTCGCTTAAAGGGAAGCACCTCTGTGGTCATGGTTTTCTGATGAAGCAGATTTCCGGTGTAAATGGGATTTAACAGCATTTCCTTTATCACGCCGTCATTCCACTTCTCAGCCGAGCGTATGGTGGGGATTCCTTCCTCCGACAAATCCTTGGCGATTGCATAAGTACCCTTGCCGTTTAAGTATTCACGGAAGATGCGGCGGACGACTGCGGCTTCTTCCTCCTGAATTATCAGCTCACCATTATCATCCTTGGTATAGCCGTAAGCGGGAGTGCCAAGGATGAAGGTTCCGTCCTGAAAGCGTTTTATTGCCGCCCATTTGTTGTTGGTTGAGATGCTTTCGGACTCACCCTGCGCCAGAGAGCTTAAAATGGTCAGCATCAGCTCGCTTTTCTCCGACAGGCTGTCGATATGCTCCTTTTCAAAATATACTGCGACGCCAAGCTCCTTCAATCTCCGGAGTGCCTGTATGCTGTCTACCGTGTTTCTGGCGAACCGGGTCAAGGATTTTGTGATAATCATATCAATCTTCCCATCCTCGCAGTCCTTCATCATCCTCAAGAAGTCATCTCTTTTTTGCAGCTTCATCCCGCTTTTTGCTTCATCGGCGTAGATTCCGGCAAGCTGCCAGTTCTCTTGATTTTCAATTAAGGCGGTGTAATACTCCAACTGTGCGGTAAAGGAATTCTGCTGCTCACGGGAGTCGGTGCTTACCCGGCAATAGGCGCAAACCCGCTTTTTCGGCTGTAATTGCCGAATGACCTGTTGCTTAACAGGATCTATTCTTACCACGTTTTTATTCATGTGTTCTCTCCTTTCTCTTATATTTGACCTCCTGTTAGCAACACACATTACCACACAAGCTTTGAGATATCCAGGTGTTTTTACACATATACTCCAGAAAGCTCCGGCGTGAAAGTCTGACGGTTCAATTCGTCGATATTTTTATACTCAGCAGGGGAGATAAGGCCGTTACGGAGCATTATATCCAACAGCTTCACCGCCACCTTATATTTAACCTCATTAGCTGCTTGATTCTTTGACATATCTCTCACCCTCCGTTCGCTACAGAGAAAGGGAAGGACTTTGATAATCCAGCTGGATTTGGCCCTCCAGCGGCGAATAAATCTCGACACCCAGCTTATCCAGCCCTTTTATAATCTCCAGTAATTTAGCTGTATCCCGCCCTAAGCGGTCAAGCTTCTTTACCAGCAATACGTCCATTTTGCCATCTCCGGCGGCCTTCATGATCTCCGCGAGACCGGCACGGTCATAATCCAGACCGCTCCCGATATCCTCAGATTCGCCGACGACCACAAAGCTCATCTGCTCGGCATAATTTATAAGCTCCTTTTTCTGCCCCTTCAGGGCGCCGTGGGTATCCTCCGGGGCGTCGATTCGGCTGTAAATCCATGCCCGTTGCTGGCTTTCCTTCCTCCAGAAGGCTTGAACTTCTTCAACGCTCGCAATCGGAATGCTGATAGGCTCCTTTTCGCCCAGTTGCATGGGTACCAGCTCTTTTGTGATTTCCTGCAAAAGCTTCTTATCCGGGCAGCGGTTGATAAATTCGCCATAGGTGTCCAGCACAAGCCTGTCCAGTGTATCTGTCAGGATCATCTTGTCTGCATGCTCCTTTTTCAGCATGATAAAGCTTGCAATATTGGACGGGGACTTCTCAAAATAGTATTCCTGACGCTCTCCGTCAAGCCCGTACACATATCCGATGATGAGATCCTTCTTTAACAATTCAGCCAATGCTTCCTTTTCCATCATGTTTTCCTCCTTCATATTTTGAATTTAATCT